GTATGGTTGATAAGAATAGTATATTGACTTATGAAAATATAAAGCATATCTTAGTTGGAGAGAAAGTTAATACCAAATACACTCAGATAGAAAATATAAACGATTTAAATAAACACTATAAATTAAATAAGGAGTTTTACACATATGATTACTAACGATACATTTAAATTTGTAGTTCACAGAAAAGACTTTCTATCATTAAGTCAATGTCAGAAGTTGATGAGATACTTAGAAACAGGTGAACCAACTGAATCAGAACTCGCAGGTAATTACGATGAGAACATTCTGAACAAAGAAGTTCGTGATAACAAAGAAGTTACAATCAATAATGAGAAACTCAATAACAAACTAAAAATGGTATTTGAATTATCTAATCAATCTATTTGGAAATACAATATACAAGAAATGGAAAAGGTAAAAATACTACGATATGAAAATGGTGGTAAATACAAATGGCATACTGATTGTGGAGCAAAAGAAACTTCCACAAGAAAGCTAACTGCCATTATTCAATTATCAGATGAAACAAAATATGAGGGTGGAGACTTAGAGTTCGGTATCACAGACAAATCAGGTAAAAATAATTACACCGCACCAAGAACACGAGGAAGTATTACAATCTTTCCTGCATTCTTATCACATAGAGTTACATCAGTCACAAAAGGTAGAAGATATTCATTGATAACTTGGATGTTGGGAGACTGCTTTGTATGAAAATAGCATTATGTTTATGCCCACAATGGTCATTGACAACACCATCATTCGCTCTTGGTAGTTTATCTCAGGTCTTAGAAAGTCAAGGCCACTCAGTAGAACAAATAGATTTAAATTTATTGACAGCAATTTATGTTGGTGATGAACGACATAAATATTGGAGATTGTCCAATAAAGAAAGTCCAATATATGACGGAAAAGTATTTCAAGCAAACTTTGTGGATATCACAAAACGATTTGATAAATTTTGGAATGTTTGGATTGATAAAATGTCAAAGTTTGATATTGTTTGTTTCACAACTTATAGTTCTAACATTACTACCACAGATTACATCGCAAGAAAATTAAAACAGAAAAACCCAAATATTCAGATTTGGTATGGTGGACCATATTGTTGGTATGCTAAATCTGGTGGTCTGGTCAGTACAAAAGATGATGTAGAAATGTATAGAGAGTTTGTAGATGTGGGTTGTGGATTAAATGAGGGTGAGGTCATAATAAAAGATTTAATAAATCAATATAGTTCAAATAAAAACTACAATGGTGTTACGGGTATTTGGACTTGGGATAAAATGAAGCCAAGTTTCGCATCAGTCCTACCAAAAGGAAGGAGTGGAAGAAACCCAGTATATGGTGGAAGACCAATGCAATTGGTAAATATGAACAATTTAGAAGTTCCAACTTGGGATAAAGAAACTTTAAAACTATATGAACAGATAAATAGTGAAGAATATTTTATGTTACCAATTCAGACTGCGAGAGGTTGCACTTTTAAATGTACATTTTGTAGTGAAACAAGATTATATCGATACAAATCAGCCAAGAAAGTTAGAGATGATATTGTAAAACTTTATAATGAATACGGATATACAGACTTTTGGTTTGTTGATTCGTTAATTAATGGTTCAATGAAACAATTTGAGGAACTGATTGACCTATTAAATGAACTTCCATTCAAAATTAATTGGGGTGGTTATGGTAGAACTTCTACAAAAATGAATGATGATTTGATGAAAAGAGCAAAGAGTAGTGGAATGAATTGGTTAGAGGTCGGAGTAGAAAATGGTATACCAAAAATATTAGGATTAATGGAAAAGGGACAAACACCAGACATAATTAAAGATGTATTAAAACACTCACATAATAATGGAGTAAAATTGGCTGCAAATTGGATACCAGCATACGCAAGAGAAAATTCTATGGACTTCTTACAAAACCTAATCTTTTTATACGATACAAGAAACTACTTTGATAATAAATCTGAAAGTGAAGGTGAACATAAGAGGTTTGTCAGTAGGGTAAAGATGATGGTCCCAGTAGAAGTTCACGAGGGAACACCTATGAGTGTTCACAAATCACACTATTCTATTTCAGATGATAGGTTCGTAGGGGATTGGGTAAGTAATGATTACAAGAACAATGTACTAAATCGTAATATTAGAGGACATTTAACACACTTGATGTTAGATATATTAGATGTTCAAAATACTACAATGCAAGATATTGATAATAACATAAAACTAAACAAAATGGTATTTGATGATAATGAAAAGGATATTACTAATATTGATTACAACACCTCTTATTTAAAGTTTGCAAACAAGCAAAAGGAAATGGATTCAGTTGAAGATAAAGAAAAAAGCATAAAACAATCAATCATAGATGATATAAAGGTTTGGATTTGGGCACTATACAAAATTAAAGGAAACTTCATAATAGACTTTGAGTTTACGGAAAACTTTATTCCACAACTTTTAGAAAATACACAATTCAAATACAAAGTTCATTGTAAGTCATATGATAATAATTATAGATTGGAAATTCATCAATCTTTGGAGTCAGATGATTTAAATTATAAAGATACATTTTCTCAATCTGGCAATTTCAATGAAAAGGGTTACAAGTTAAAATCAAAAGATTTAAATTATATAGATTCACAGAGATATGATAAATATAAAGTATCATTTCCAAGAACAGAAATGACAAATCAATATTAAAAAAAATTACATTTTCAGATTAATACAAGATACTTATTTATATCTAAAAGGTTATTCACTATGAAAACAAAAACACTATTTGACCACATAAAACAAATTACTAATGTTCAGAACCAATTGTATTGGGACAACATTACAGACGCAGATAAGAAAAGTTGGAACAATTATATGGTTCACAGATTCTTATCAATGAAAGCCGAGTGGATAGAAGTTGTAAATGAAATACAACAATATTGGGAATTGAAACCAAAAACAATTTATCAATTCTATACAAATCTACTTCCGAGAGGAAATACATACTTACGATATACTAAATCTAAGAAAAAATCTAAGATTGAAAAGTGGGCTATGGATATATTATGTCAACACTTTGAAGAAAGTTCACAAAATATTGAGAAAACGCTTGACATTATGGGTAAAGATGTCGTATATTCGATTATATCAAAGTATGGTGTAGACGAAAAGCAACTAAAAAAAATATGGAGTAAATAATGATTAAAGACACACCAAAGGGATTACCAGATTCGGCTCTTGATTTTGAAAGAGAACCAACAGATGTCGTTGGGTATATGGAAAAAACTTATCCTGAAATGACATCAGAATTTAAAAAGATTCAACAAGACCAATATGAATTGTTTTGTAGAAAACAATATGATTATGGTCCACAAAATATTGCAGTAGGAACAATTCTAAAAACACCAGAAGATATTAAATTATCGTTGTTGGGTATTTGGTTCAGAATGAACGACAAGATAGAAAGAATGAAAACATTATTGATGAGAAATGGAACAAATTCAGTTGAGGGTGAACCCGTAACTGATAGTTTTTCAGATGTATCAAATTATGGGGTTATGGCACAAGTCGTAGCAAGAGGCAAATGGGCAAAATAAGTTATAGTCAATTTTCACAATGGGATAAGTGTCCACAAATGTGGAAACTCAATTATGTAGATAAAGTTGGAACATTTACAGGTAATATTTTTACAATATTCGGTTCGGCACTACACGAAACTATTCAAGCATATTTAGTTTGTTATTATGAACGAACAATCAAAGAAGCAGATGCTTTACCATTAGATGATATTCTATTGTATCGTATGAAAGAAAACTACAAACAATCATCAGAACGACATAAAGATAACTTTGAAGTTACCAAAGAGGAAATGGCAGAGTTCTACAAAGACGGGTTGGATATCATTGAAGAATTTAAGAAACGAAAAGGTAGTCATTTCAAAAAGAAAGATACTGAATTAGTCGGTATCGAGATGAACCTTAACTTCGAATTACCACAAGATATGAGATTTGTTGGTTTTATGGATGTTGTTCTACACGACAAGAAAACTGGTCGTATGAAAATTATTGATATCAAGACTTCTACAATGGGTTGGAATAAATATATGAAAGCCGACAAGAACAAAACCAATCAGTTGTTGTTGTATAAACACTTTATGTCTAAACAATTAGAGATATCAGAAGACAAGATTGATGTGGAATACTTTATTCTGAAAAGAAGACTATATGAAAATATGATGTATCCACAAAAAAGACTTCAGTCGTTTTCACCAGCAAGTGGAAAACCAAGTGTCAATAGAGTTATGGCAAGGTTACAAGAGTTCATAGATGATTGTTATGATGACAAAGGTAAAGTTATCAACAAAGAATATGTGAAAATGGCTTCAGCAAAGAATTGTAAGTATTGTGAGTTCAAAGATAAATCAGACTTATGTGATAGGAACAAAAAATGATAGAACCAAGTTTAAGAATTAAAGTAACGGACTTTTTAGCAACAGACTTCGAACAGGAAGTATTCCAAGAACTGATGAAAGTAAAACAATCTTCAGAAATGCAAGGTGTAAATTTTCCATTATACTTCTGGTATGATAGAGAGTATGAGGCAGTCGACTTAAGTGTATTAAAAGATTTTATAAGTTATTGGAAATCAACGGGCGAGTATGGAACTAAATTAAGTCTTCACCCAGAACCATTTGATGATGGAAATCATTTTATTTGGTATGACATTAGACCAGATGACTTAGATGAAAAGTTAAAGGAAAAACTAAAGATACCATTTATGCAATATTATAGATTTGCGTGTCTTTACCAAGACCCAAAAACAGGTATTTTAGAGGGTATAAAAGATTTCCATAAAAAATACTTATTTGTCACTCGTGATAACTCAACTATACTTAAAAGAAAACAAAAGAGAAACGATGATGAAAATAGCAATCATAGGTAGTAGAAACTACACCAACAAAAAAAACATTCAGAACTTTATGTTTAGATTAAAAATGGAACATAAAGATATACAGATTGTTAGTGGTGGTGCCAAAGACGGAGCAGATAAATATGCCAAGAGATTTGCATTAGAATTTGGATTAGATTATTCAGAGTTTCCACCACAACACGAAACGCACAATATTCATTGTGTTTTAGAAGCATTCAATTATGGTAAACCATATAATGTAGGTTATTACCACAAACGAAATAAAGATTTAGTAAAGTATTCAGATAAAGTGGTAGCATTTATCAAAGATGATATCATTACCAACGGAACAAAATCAGCATTAGAATATTGTAAAAAAATAAATAAAAAATTCGTTATTTTAGGTTAAACTAACTATTTATTAGTATATATATGTATATATTAGAGGAATTATGAAAGAAGAAAAATTAACATCAGTAAAAGTCATTGACGAACTCTACAAGAAGTTCAGAGAGAAGTCAATAAGAGATGACTTTTCATTACAGAAATTAGTAAATCGTAGTTTAGATTTATTTGTTTATGATGAAGAGTTTGCAAAAAAAGTTATGGACTACGACAACTTAGAGGAAAGTGGTTCTAAATATTAATATAAGAAAGAGGTTCTATGGATTTACCAAAACTTAAAAAGGTTACAGAAAAGAAAAAGAAAAAAATCATTTTACTATCAGACGATTTAAGAATGTCAAGTGGTGTCGGAACAATGTCAAGAGAGATTGTTATGGGAACCATTAAAGAGTATGATTGGGTCCAAGTCGCTGGAGCAATCAAACACCCCGACGGAGGAAAGATAGTTGATTTAAATGAAGCAACAAGAAAAGAAACTGGTGTTGAAGACGCCTATTTAAAACTATATCCAGTTGATGGTTACGGAAGTCAAGAATTATTAAGAACATTAATCCAAACAGAAAAGCCAGATGCTATTCTACACTACACAGACCCAAGATTTTGGGGTTGGTTGTATGATATGGAACACGAAGTAAGACAACAATGTCCTATATTTTATTATAACATTTGGGACGATTTACCTTATCCGAGGTGGAACGAACCATTCTATGAAAGTTGTGATTTGATTATGAACATATCAAAACAAACACACAACATTGTCCAAAATGTTTGTCAAAATAAAGAGAGAACAGATTGGGATTCAACTTATGTTCCACACGGAATAAATGAAAAATACTTCTATCCAGTTAAGAATGAAAAAGAAAGATTAGAAATGAACAAAATGAAGTCTGAATTGTTCAAAGGAAAAGAAATAGACTTTTGTTTATTCTACAACAATAGAAACATCAGAAGAAAGATGACTTCCGATAGTATTCTGGCATTTAAGGAATTTGCAGATAAATTACCAAAAGAAAAAAGAGATAAGGTTGCATATATATTACATACTCAACCAGTTGACGGAAACGGAACAGATTTGCCAGCAGTTGTTAAAGAATTGTGTCCAGACTTAAACATTATATTCTCTACACAAAAACTATCCAATCAACATCTAAATTATCTATACAACATAGCAGATGTAACGATTAATATTGCATCAAATGAGGGATTCGGATTAGGAACTTGTGAAAGTCTAATGTGTGGAACACCAATTATTGTAAATGTTACGGGTGGTTTACAAGACCAATGTGGATTTAGATTAAAAGATAAACACATTACTTACCAAGACTACAAAGATATCCACTCACTACACGATTGGAGAAAGTGGGAAAACAATGAAGAATTAACTTGGGGTGAATGGGTGAAACCAGTATGGCCTAAGACTCGTTCATTACAAGGTTCACCACCAACACCATACATTTTTGATGATAGAGCAGATTGGATAGAAGTTGCAGACAGAATCCAAGAATGGTATGAATTGTCATCAGAAGAAAGAGAAGAATGTGGATTCAAAGGATATGAATTTGTATGTGGTGATGACGCAATGATGAGTGCAAGAGCTATGTGTGGATTATTTATGGACCATATGAACACAGCACTTGATAAGTTTCAACCAAGAGAAAGATACGAGGTATACAAAGTATGATAAAACCAATGATATTAGTTACGGCACCAGTACAGACTCGTAGTGGATACGGAAACCACTCACGAGATATTTGTCAAGCATTAATCGAACTGGATAAGTATGATGTTAGAATACAATCAGTTCGTTGGGGGAATACACCACCAACTGCTTTAGAAAAGAATAATCCTATTCATCAAGAAATTGATAAAAGAATTTTAAGACAACCTTCATTAGAAAAACAACCAGACTTACATTTACATATCGTAATACCAAATGAGTTTCAGGCAATCGGAAAAAGAAATATCGGTATGACCGCAGGTATTGAACACACGATACCACCAGCGAGTTGGGTAGAGGGTTGTAATCGTATGGATATGACAATATTTACATCTGAGTTTTCAAGAAGTGCATTTACCAATGTTAATTTTGATAAATTGGACAACAAAACAAAACAAGTTGTAGGACAACTAAAATTAGAAAAATCAAGTGATGTATTGTTTGAAGGAGCAGATACAAATATATACAAAGAAACAAAAGAAATATCAGAAAAGTTAAATCAGAAGTTTTCCAAAATCAAAGAAGACTTTTGTTTTCTATTTGTAGGACATTGGTTAAGTGGTAATCTCGGAGAAGACAGAAAAGATATCGGTATGATGTTAAAAGTATTCTACACTATGTTTAAAAACAAAAAGAATCCACCAGCACTTATATTGAAAACAAGTGGAGCAGGATTTTCCATTATGGACAGAAATGAAATGATGAAAAAAATAAACTTGGTAAAAGATAGTATGAAAGCAGATAAATTACCAAACGTATATTTACTACACGGAGATTTATCAGACAAAGAAATGAACGAAATGTATAATCACCCGAAAGTAAAAGCACACGTTTCGTTTACTCACGGAGAGGGATTCGGAAGACCAATGTTAGAAGCAACATTTAGTGGTAAACCTATGATAGCACCAATATCAACAGGTCAAGCTGATTTCTTAAATAAAGAATATACCGTACAAATACCACACCAAATGACAAAAGTTCCAGCAAGTGCATTTCCAAAAGATTACGCAAACCCAGAAGCAGAATGGTCTACGGTAAACTATGGAATGGCAGGTAAGTTAATGGAAGATGTTTATAACAATTACGATAAGTACAAACTTAAAGCAAAAAAGCAAATGATTGTTAATAGGGAGTTATTTTCACACGAATCAATGAAACAAAAGTTAGATGAGATAATTAGTCCATTGTTGGCAAATATCCCACAACCAGTTGAATTAAAATTACCTTCGTTGAAAAAAGAACCAAAGAAACTAAAATTACCAAAACTAAAAAAGGGATAATATGGCAGAGATAAAAATGACTTGTCCACATTGTTTAAGTGACAAACAATGTTTTGAAGAAAGAGTAGAAATAGAGAACTTCAGTTCATTTATTTGTTTTAATTGTGGATTTATGAGTAATTCACTTTATATAAATGACTCGGACGCATTAAAGAAAATACAAGAATCAACATCAGACTTGATGAATGAAGTAAGTTTCTATGATTATGACAGAAAAATACATTGGTTTCCAACAATTTTAAATATGGGTAAATTCGGTATGATATATCCAGAGGGAACTAAAGATAATTGGTCTTGGAAATTTGCACAAGTTAGAGAACTAACAGAAGAAGAACAAAAAGACTCTAAGTACCAAGGACACGAACACACATTAGATATCGATAATGCAAAAGAATACGGACAACACGAATTCTTAGATGCGTGTAAAGATATGGGAATCGTTAAGAAAGACATATGAAGAACACCACTTGGCAATTAGTAGAATCAGGACAGATAGTATCGTTTAGATATAAGTCTGAA